GGCTTGGTACCCGCTTTCACGGTGTAGGGATAATCGCCATTGTTGGAGGCATCAACATAGTGGCCATCCGCAACATAGGCGCTGGGGTCAGAGGAGAAATAGCCATCGTTGATTTTTACATACGTCTTTGCATCTGTCCATTCAGAGGCAGCTCCATTACTCCACGAATAAGCAAGCACAGCATCACTGTTTGCGGAACTGAAAGAGCCACCATCAATCGTTACACTGGGTACACCGTTCGGATAGTTACGATTTACAACAGAAATTGCAGCGCCGTCGGGAATTAAACCATCACCAGTTCCCTTAGAAGTGCGTTCATCTGCACCAGTTGCAATCACAGTACCATTGTGCAGCTTAAATTCAGATGTAATATTCGTACTTCCGGCACAAATCTGAATTCCAGTAGGACCGGAAACTGTACCGCCGTTCATGGTCAGCTTACCAGAAGGCAGGTAAATTGCACCATCTTCCGTTGTGCTGATAACTGCGCCATTATTGATTGTGACAATCGCGCAAGATTTATCGTTACCATTTGTAGAAATAGCTACACCGCCTTTTTCCATGATAACTTTGCCATTCACGGTAAGTTTCGGTGTCTTACAGCCATCCTGACCGAAAATACCATCGCCCCAGACAACAATGCCAAAGCAATCGTACCCGGAACCATTGTAGCTATTTTTGACAGTTACATCAGCATCAATTGTCAAATTTGCGCTGTCATATGCATTGACACGTCCGTCAATGATGCCGTTCTTGACTTTAACTTCACCTGCATTCGCAGTTAGAGCAATGCGTTCATTTTTCCTGTTACTATTTACTAAATCTTTACCCGTCAAAGTTTTTCCATTCAAATCCAATACAAGATTTCTGGAAATAGAAACTTTCTCGGTCACATCTTTCAGCAAGGTCACGGTGTTGCCGTCCCCGGCGGCAGAGATAGCGGCAGCGAGGGTCTTATAGGGGATGTCTTCGATTTTAGCCACGGCGTTGTTCACGGTCAACTGCTCCACGGTATTGGTTTCACCATTATAGATGTAGCCATCGGGAACGTAGGTGGAAATGTCAGCATCAAATTTGCCGCCGGTTACCGTTGCGGTACCGCTGTTGGATGCATCGTAATGGTCCACAATCATTTCCTGGGTATCGCTGGCACGCTTGAATTCGCCGCCGGAAATGGTCAGATTGCCAACGGTATTGGCATCGCTATCATAAGCAGAGGTGAACAGTACGGCGGAAGCAGTATCCAGAGTCTGGAACGTGCCAGCAGTGATTTCAGCCTTGTTCCAGTTCATAATGACGTACTGGGCAGTATTAGAGAAATTACCACCATTGATGGTCAGTACACCAAAGCGATCGTTCTTGACCGTGTTGATGCCGCCGGCAAAATTGCCGCCCTTGATCGTCAAATAGCAATTGGCAGTTACCCTGTTGCTGCCATTGCGGATCATGCTGGAATAACCGCCAGCGTTTTCAACGGTAACGCCAGTGTTAATCTCCATGGTACCGTAGTTGGCAATGGTGTACCAGCTGTTTCCGCCGTTGCCATAGGGAGAATAGGTACCATTTTCGGCAGAACGCTTAAAGGTGCCGCCATTCAAGGTAACCTCGCCGGAATTGACGATTGCGCCCTTTCCGTGCGACACATTATCTACGATACCGTTGCCAGTGATGGTCAGCGTTGCACCATTTTCAACTGTAGCGCGACACGATTTTTGAGAAATTCGGACAGGATAATTGAGAAAAAATAGCGCCATTCTAAGAAGCATTTCCGAGCTCGCTCAAATGCATCGACGGCCCCCGAAAAAGCCGGGAGCCGCCCATGCAAAGGAGCGGGCTTTTTTGGCGCTCGGAGGAGCGGTTTTGCCGCCCCTCCTGCGCCGTCTAAGCCCAAGGGGTAGTAGTTACTCGCCGTCGCCCTCGTCGGCGGCCACAGCGGTCGCCTGAGTGGCTTCTTCCCACCCATAGACGCCGGGTTCCCACACGTTGTTGTCAGCGGTGCTCACCCAGTTCTTGCCGTTGTGAGAAGCCTTGTCGCCCTTGGCGTAAGCATCGTGTGCGCCGATGGGCTGCACCCACTCGGGGAACTCGTCGAGCGGGTTGCCGATGCGCGTCCACATGGAGGGCGTCGCAGAGGGCTTGGTGTTCTGGCCCTCGTTGGTGACGTCATGGATGGAGCGGTAAAGGTTGCCCTCGTCCTGCACGATGTCACCCTGCTTGCCGCGCCAGTTGGCGTCCCATTCCACGAAGAGGTCGGGGTACTCGGCGATCGTGGTCTCGTCGAGCTGCTGTTCCTGTGCCGCCTTGACAAACATCAGCTCGGCGACCGCCTGAGCGGATGCGGCGCGGCGCTCCGTGCCGTGGATCTCCTTGACCGACCTTTTGGGAGTCAAATACTTCACGTCCTTATTCATACGCACCTCCGAAGCCCGAGATGGAGACTTCACCCTCGAAGCCCTCATTCTTTGTGATGGTGAAACGGATATTCACGCCCCACTTGCTCGCGGTCTTGGTCTTGTTGGTGAAGTTGTAGACACGGTTGATCTGCACCATCGCCGTGATGTCCTCCCATGTGGGAACGGCGTCAAAACCGTTGTTGCACGCCTCCACCTTGGCGACCGCGCCCTCGATCTTCCACGTCGGCGTCACGAGCACCTTAGTCGCCGCTGCATCGGTCTCCTCCGGCGCGACCAGCTCGAACTTAATGACTGTCTCTTTCTTGCTGAAGGAGAATACACGGACGCTGGTGGCGAAGTTGCCGTCGACCGCCTCGATGCGGAGCTGGTGTTGTCCATTGGTAAGCGAGAGCCACTTCTCTCGGGTCAGCTCGATCGTTTCCTGCTGTCCCAGCGTTGCTTGATAGCTGCGGATCTGCACGTCATCCACGAACTCGGTGACGACCACATTGTCGCCCTCAACGTCGCTCACGGTGTAATTCTCTGCGAAACTCCCGTTCTTCAGACCGAGGGCCTTGTCCTGCCCGGAGATCGTCGGTGCGGAGTTTGTGCGTTTGAAGGTGACGCGACGGTAGGCCGTACCGCCCTTGCCGTCCGTGACGGTGATCTTGAGGGTGTTGACCGAATTAAGCCCCAGCGCATAGAGCTTCTCGGAGGTGATTGTCACGGTCAGCTCCTCGCCCTTGGGCGCATTGTTGATCGTGCGAATCGTCTCGTCGTTGAGTTCCTCCACGACGGTCAGTGTGTCGCCGTCCGCATCGTCAATGGTATAGGCATAGGTGAAGCCGAGGTTCTTATCTCCGAGGTTGCCGTCGCTGCCGGAAATGGTCGGTGCGGAGTTTGTGCGGGTGAACGTCCACGTCCGGGTCGCTGTGCCGCCCTGTCCATCGCTGACGACGACCTTGACGGTGTGTTTACCGAGACTCAGGGAGTCGACATCGACAGAGATGGTGTTTGCCAAATTTCGCGTCGGGGCAAACGACTTCGTCGTTTGCCCATCGAGCGACTCCGTCGCCGTCAAGACGTCGCCGGAGTCGGCGTCATCGACCGTGTAGGTGATCGTGAAATTGCTGTTCTTATCTCCGAGGTCTCTGTCACTGTCAGAGATCAGAGGGTCAGTGTTCAGGATTTCAAGGACGGGGCGGAAACCGAGGAAAGGGGAAGGAGAGCGAAGCATAGTAGTAGTTCCAGTAGCGGGCCGAATTGTACCCGCGAACCGCACGGCCCGACGCGTTCTCCGCCCAGGTCTCTTGACACCAGGAATACACGCCCGCCCAATGCCAAAGCTGATTATGGGGACTGTTGTGATCGGTCGTGTTGAGGTTGGTGTCCAGGTCAGAGGAAACCGGGGCAGGGAGTCCGGTGATGACTTCCTCGCGGGTGATGAACCTGTCCCACTCGTTATTGGTAGGTGTTCCTCCGGCATACCAGTCGTTATTCCGCCGGTTGCTGCCTCCGGTGAGGAGGCGGCACTTGTACTTTGCCCCGTCGATGGTGATGGTCTTTCCGGTGACATAGCCCTGCCCGTTCAAGTCATCCCACGAGACGCTGACCAGAATGACGCGGTCGCAAATGAGGAGGGTTTTGTCCCCGTCCTTGATCTTGACCCATTGGAGCTTGTTCGCGTCCGCGCTGGGAGTGTCTCCGAAGGTGTAGTTCGCCATGCTGCCGGACATCTGTGGGATGTCTCCGTAGCCGCTGTTCCCGCCTGCGGAGTCGTCAGGCCGCCACGGCTTTGTGGGCCGCTTGAGAATTGCGCCGTTGTTGTAGAATCCGCCGAGCTTGACGGTTCCGAGATATTGCGCCATAAGGGATCTCTCCTTCCGTTTTGATAAAGCGGTAGGGAGCGAATATCTTCTTCGCCAGATTGTAGGCGCAAGCCCATCGGGCGAAGCCGAGCCACGAATTGACCGATTGGACGATCGCCGCCTTCGTGATCGTGCCCTCCTGCAGCTTCTCCATCATCCGCTTGATGCGCCGCTTCTCCCGCCGTTTCGACTCGGTACGGAGAAGCAGATGCGTCGCTTTGATTTTGAAGCCGTAGGCGTTCACGCCCTGCCGCACATAGAAAATCTTGGTCTTCTGGTTGGTCTCAAGGTGCAGTCTCTCTTGGAGGAACACCTTGATCTTTGCTAACCACTCCCGGGCGATTTCCTTGTTTGGCGCTATGACGACGACATCGTCCATGTAGCGCGTGTAGAGCGTCGCACCGAGGAAGCGGATGCAGAATTGATCGAGCTCGTTGAGGTAGATGTTGGCAAAGTCCTGAGAACTCACATTTCCCAGCGGAATCCCTCTCTCACCCTCCGGCGAGCTGTCGATCACTTTGCAAAGAAGCCTATAAAAACGGAGGAAGTCCTCGTATTTCTCGGGGTACTTCTTCTTGAGCTTCTTGAACCGCTTCGCGATGATCTGCTTGAGCACGCTGCGGTCGATGCTGTAGAAAAACTTGCGGACGTCGATCTTGATGACCGTCGCCTCGTCGCCCCACTTCATGCGGGCGACCCTCATGTCATGCTGTACGTTGAAGGCAGCTCGGATGGGGCCTTTTCCGTACATACACGCAAATGAACGGTTGACGAATACCGGGCGGAAGAGCGTCTGCAGCTCCTGATGGATGACGAGCTGCACGACCTTGTCCCGCAGCGGCGGGATGTGAAGACTGCGCTCCTTCGGCTCCACGATGATCCTGTGCCGATACTTTCCCGGCGTGTACTCACTAACGCCCGCCTGTCTCGTTTTCTCAATTTTCTTGAGATCGCGCCACAGGCGCACGTTGTTCACCTCGGAATAGAGGTCGTAGAGCACGGCCTCCCGCGTGAACTTGCGGCTGCCTCGCAAGGCGGTCTTATAGCCCGCCTCGATCGCTGACCAGCCCACGGCGTCCTCATAACTGGAGGGTGGCGGGATTGGCGGCACGAGGGCTTTCTTGGTGCTCTTCGTGTTGTAGAGCATAATGGGGAATTTCGTCATTCGTGGCATCCTTTCCTTTTAGAACGGCTTGGCACCCATGACGCGGGTTGCTACCCACATTGTAGACCTCCCTCCGCCTCCCAATACGAGAGGGCAGGCGAAGCTCAGTCACTGTTTTTACGCCGTTTCTCAACATGGCGAAGGATTACCTCTCCCTTGAAGTATAACAAGGACACGCACCTGAAGCCGTGGCCGCAGATGACGTAATAACCTACAAGGCGGGGCGGAAACCGACGTTCGGGTTGGAGTTCGTAGCATTGTTGTTGTTCCAGTTGCGGGCCGAATTGTACCCGCGAATCGCACGGTTCGACGCCAGACAGAGATAACCCTGAGTAGGTGCTGTACTTTTTCTGATGGTCTATTTTCGGTTGTTGATGAAGAACTTTTGCAGTCCTCCAATGATGCGCCCGATCTCCTCGAGCTTTCCTTGCAGTTCCAAGAGTTTCTTCTGCGTGATGTACTTCTGGTTCTTGGCGACACCTAAAAGCACGAGCAGCAGTGTCTTCTCTGCGTCCGCCTCATCCAGCCACATGAGCCGCCTGTTGACGTTCGTGAGGTTGTTGGCCATAACAGCCGCTCGGATGAGCTTGTAGCAGGATTGCTTGATCTCTTGGCACAAGGAGAACTTCTCGGAGGCGGGGAAGTTTTTCAGCAAGGGGTATATATCCCTTTCGAGAAATATCTCAGTTTTCTTTTGTAGGACTGACGGCTCTGCCATGATACACACACCTCTTTTCCCGAACGCGGGCAAGCTCGGCGCGATCACCATAATATTCGAAGCCGTAGTCCGTGAGTTTGATCCTGACAGGCTTGCCGCTGATGATGCTGTGCCCTGTGATGAGGACGTCGGCGTCCCCTGTGAGGGACAGCCCCGCCTCCGTCTGCAGGTTCAGCACGCCATCCGGCAACCCGCCGCACTTCTCGCATACCGGGGCCAGCTCCACGAGCAAGCTCCCGATGATGCAGCTTGCTTCCTTGCGGCTGCAAGCGACCTTATACATAGATTTTTCGCGCCACAGAGTCGTAAATCCCTGACGTGATCGCGACCGAGGTCACGGTGTTGAAGTTGATGAGAAAGACATTGTTGACCATGTTGTTCAGCGTCGCATCCTTCAACACCTTAATCTCTTTCTGCGCGTCGGCAATCTGAGCCTCATGGAGAATGACCGCTTCACGGTTTGTGAAAATGCCTTCGTCCATGTGGTTCATATTCACCTGACTCACAGGCGTTCCTTCCTGAATGACCTCTCCCGTCTCAATGTCTTGGACGTGATCGAGCCACCCGATTTTTTCATAGGTTTTCATTGCTGCTTTCGACCTCCACTTCTAAGATATTATATTTGAAGGCTATATAAAGCCCCTTGCCCGGTGTTTTTGTGAAGACCCGTTCGCCCGCTGACGCGATGATGTCGCCGTCTTTGTCCACGAGCTGCACCTCGGCGACGTCACCGATCACGGTATCGTCGAAGTAAATGTAGACCCTTGCGCTTGCGCCCTGCACGAAGCGGCGGAAGGGCTCCGCTGTCTGTGGCACGCCGTTGAGCGTGTAGTCCGCATGATCGACCGAGTCAACGAACCGCTGCCCGATCTTCTGGATACCGATAGAAGTCAATGTTTTCATTCTGCTGCGCCTCCTTTCGCGTTGGTAGAGCAGCGCGTAGAGGTGGAGCATCTCAGGTAGACCTTTGCACCCTGCGCCGCCTTCGAGCCCGCCTCAATGTCCGAGGCGAAGCCCTGATAAATGGTGTACGCGCCGAAGTGATAGAACTCCTCGGAGGCTGCAAATGTGCCGGCTCTCGGGAAGGGATTGCCGCCGCCCGATGCGCCGCCTTGCGCCATGACCGTCGAGGCCACGAGATGTCCTTCACTGACGATATGCGGCCACACGCCGCACACGATCTCTCCGCACCTTGGATAGCGTGAGAAGCCTGCCTGAAGCCGGGATTGAATAATGAGCCCGCCGATGGTCTCCATACCGTAGGCAGGCTTACTGCTGCCCTCCTTGACCTTGCGGACTTGCCCGTCGATGACCGAGAGATTTGTGACGCCGCTGGGCTTGGAACTGTTCAGGAAGATGATGAACTCAGCCCAGCGCTCCGCATCCTGATCGGCGAACAGTTCAATCCGGCTGCGGTCGTAGCCGAGCGCGGTCAGCGCGTAGAGAACGCCGCGCCGCGTGCCGCTCCACTGTGAGATGATCCCCTTCATGGACAGGCGCGTCCGATAGGCTTCGGCGTCCTCGCCCTCCAGTCGCGGCATATCCCGGTCTTGCCCATGCACGGGGAGCATGACCTCTGAGCAGCTTGCTACGTTCGCCTCGCTGCGCACGCGGAAGATCGCCGCCTTCAGGTCGTCGAACTCGCGCCCCATGACCTTGAAGAAGATGCAGAGCTGGTTGACCGTCTTCCGGCCCTTCTTCAAGGGAGCGAAGAGCAGATCAAACATATATTCCCCGAAGGTTTCAAACTGCTTCATCCGCTCACTCCCTTTCGACCGTCACGGAGACGTCGCCGAGGGTGATGACCTTGTCCTTAGGTGGGCGGCTCGCCCGTGATATCCTCCTCGGACTCCAGCCCCCGTGCCAGCTCCACGGCCACCTCCAGCGTGTCCGCGTCGTCGTACTCCATCGCGCCCCGGTCGATGTCCAGATTGCCCGTGTAGACCTCCGCGTCGATCACGCCGTACTCTCCGAGGGCCGTGCCCTCGTACTCGCGCTTCTCGCGGTCGTTGAACTTGACCACGAGGAAGCCGTTGATCTTCTTGATCTTTCTCATGCTGCCGTCATTCCTTTCTGCCCTGCCATCTTCAGACCGGGTGGGGCAGTTCCCGGTGACGCCCTTCCGGGCGTTTCGGCTTAGTGGTGGGTCGCTTCAAAGTTCTCGATCGCCCAGCGGTTGCCCGTGGCGTACACGGCCCGCCGCGTCCGATCCTGTGGCGTTTCCCGCCTCGGCATGGCCGCCAGTGCCTCCATCATGCCGCACCTCGGGCAGATGTCCGTCTGGTTGTCCGCTCGCGACAGCGCGGGCGGCTCGTCGTATGCCCGCCCACACAGCGGGCAGATGCGCGGTTGCTCCTTCATGCTGCTGCTCCTTCCTGCAAAGCTCATCCGCCCAGCGGCGGGATGACGCGGATCGTGTCGTGGTACTTGTTCAGAATGATCAGCTCGCCGTTTGCTTTCTGCTTCACGACCAGCCAGTTCTCCGGGGCGAGGCCCGCTTGCCCGAGCCGGATCTTCTGCTTGCGGGTGGGCTTCTTGCCGCGTCTCATGATCTGCCTCCTTTCCTTTTCTCGGCGTTTGTGGTAGAGTAAAAGTGAACGGCGAGGGTCGCTGAGAAATGAGAATCAGAACGACTTCCTCTAAAAGGATCTGCGGTGCGCCAACACCTGCCGATTCCAACCGCGCAAGCTCTCTCGACTTCTTTCGCTATGCTTCGGTTTGTAAACTTTCGAAGCATCGGTGCTGCTCTTGCGGTACTCCCATACGGCGGCGAGGCGTCCGCCGTGTGGTGCTTTGCCCAATTTGTAACGCCGGGAATGAATTGAAGTAAGGGGGGAAGACCCTCGCCGCTCGCTTTTACTCTACCGTTCGCCGATTTGCTATTTCCTTTTCGGTCGGGGTGTGCTATGATTTATTTTGCTTTATTCATAAACCACTTTTCGCACTTAGTATAGCTCGCATTTACGAGTTTGTCAATAGTTTTGCGTGTGAATTACCCGCAATTTCGAGGAGGTATTTTTGTGTTCAGTGCCCTACTAAAAAAACTACGCTCTGAAAAGAACCTTACCCAAGGCCAGCTTGCGAAAGAAGTTGGCGTTTCTCCCGGAAACGTCGGCGATTGGGAGACTGGGAAAAGCAAGCCGGGGTATAATGCGCTTGCTTCGCTTGCCCGAATTTTCGAGGTGTCCGCCGACTACTTACTCGAAATTGAACCGTCCCCCGCAAAAGCGAGCGACGACCTCTTCGCCCATCAGAAGACGGCGGGTTTGATCTGCGACGGCTCGCCGCTGGAGGACGAGGAGGCCGATCTGATCGCCATGTATCGCCTCCTGCCGGAGGAGCAGCGGGAGGACATTTTTGACCTCGTTCATCTCAAATATCGAAAGCACGTCGAACGGAAAAAAGAGTCTATTTACTGGACGTATCACAACGGCAGCTCCGCAACAAAAAGCGGCCCCGCCGAGGACGCTGAAGCCCAAGGTGGAACCGCTTGATTTTTTGCGCTGTTTTGATTTAGTTGTAAATCTGTTTTCTGTCCCATTGATGAAGCGGCGAAAAACGAGGGTCGAAAGCCCGAAAACCCTTGAAAACAGGGCAATGGGACACAGTCCCATCGGTTTTGCAGATTTGTCCCATTG